ACACGTCCGCTTAAAGTGGTGGGAGCAATTGGACTCGAACCAATGAAGCCCGAAGGCGGGAGATTTACAGTCTCCTGCAGTTGCCGCTGTGCCATACTCCCAAAAATGGCGCGCGAGGGAGGCTGTTAACCTTATCTTCTTAGTGCCCCAAGCAATTTCGTCCAACCCCGACTTGTAGGGGGCGAGATGCATCTCTTCCTACTTCCGTACTAGTCCGGCACGGGTTTCCTGTTTGTGCTTGGTATTTCTCAGCCCACTCAGGGTACTGGCCCATTGAAGAACCGACTATTGGTTACCCCTCGCGCAAAATTGGCGGAAGCGGTAGGATTCGAACCTACGACCGGCTCATCACCGATTCTTGTTTTCAAGACAAGCGATTTTTATCCACTCACCCACGCTTCCAATAAATATTGTATATGAAATTTGATAAAAGGGTAAATTTGTATCTTTCATCGTTAATCGAAAATTATACGGGTAACACTAACCCGCTAAATATTCCTTCACTAGACACTTGGCATGCTGCTCAAGAATTAGCTATTCAAGGTAAAACGCAAGAAGCTATATCTATGATGAATAAAGCAGCTACCCAAGCTAAAACCGACGATTCTCAAGGTATAGTAAAATACTATTTAGGTACTATTGCTTGGCTTAATAAAGATTACAACACTGTAAATAAGTATATAAATGATGCTGAAGTAAAACAAACGGGGAACGACAAAGTTTTATATAGATTGCTTCAAAATAAAAATCGAGATTACAACACAGCATACAATGCTGTATAAACGAGTCGTTGAAAATGGAGCCTCCAGTCGGATTCGAACCAACGACCTACAGTTTACAAAACTGTTGCACTACCACTGTGCTATAGAGGCAAAATAGTCCCACGCTGCACCTAGAGCATTGCTGCTTCCTGGATATGGACCCAGACTTCAGTGCAGGCAGGAAAAAGGCCCGGCGAATTGTTTTAAAGAGCGTCCGGGGCCGCTCTATTTCATCTAATAAAGAACTTATTGATCTCACCCCTATCGGCTTTTTATTCGCCGGTTTGGATGCCTCTTATAAGACGTCTTGGCTGCTTGGTTAGCGGCAGCTCGCATTAAAAAACCCTAGGTTTTTAAGGCCTAGGGTTTAAAGTTTTTCGTTAGAAAATTTGCTTTAAACCCTGCCCAGTTCATAATGAACCCAGGCGAATGTATCGCATTGTGCTGGATTAATTGTTGAACTGGTTATGGATTTGATCATTTGTTATTTAATATTTACATATAATGGTACTTTTTCTCTTAAAGTCAAGCACTTTTTTACATATAAAGGAAAGGTTTCCATTCTTCTCTAACATCTTGGATATCTGGAATGAACACACCGGAATGCATTAACTTACGTGGTTTTACCTCGTTACCGTTAATATCATAGTAAGGAAAGATGTTATCTTTCTCGCTATTACATTTACGGCATGCTAGAACCATATTAAAATCGTGATTAGTACCGCCTTTAGATTTTGGATAAAGGTGGTCCTTAGTAGCATGACTGAATGGTATCGGCTTTAAACAAAACTGGCAAGTACCTTTATAGATATTAAAAAGATTTTTTAGCGAAACGTTGTCTCCTTTGCGAGGGTGAAAACCGAAATGATTGGTACAAACTAAAACAGTAGGTATAGCCCATGTTTGACTTGCACTACGTAGAGCGGGCTGATCTGCATGAAGTTGAACATAAGGAGTGGACCAGGTATCAAATTCGTGAGTATTGTTTTCTGCATCTAGCCCTTTTACTTTACCAGTCATAAAATGACGGATCGCCGCTCTAGCCGAACAAAAAGCAAAAGCTTGGTAGTTACGGTTGAGAAGAAGACTAGTTTTAGCGTCTGGCTGTACAACTTTCATTTAAGCTATTCATTTTGAGCTATTTTGGCTCAAAAGCAAGCTTAAATTATTATTTTAATGTCAATAGATACTTTAACGTGTTACATTGACCTTTCATTTCATCTCTAATGTTGAAAAGATCAGTATCACTTTCTTCAAGTTCGCTCTCGTACGTTTCTAGATAAGTGATAAATTCATCAATAGTTTTATTAATATCATTACCTTCTAGATTGTTAAGAGTAATAGTATAGTTGCCTTCGGTCGATTTCAAGCGCCCGTATTTGCCCATAAACGTCTCAACAAAACCATCTATTAAGGCATCAAGGGCTTCATATGCTTTACCTAAAGCTTTATGTTGAGCGTAACTCTCGGTTTGCCAATGAAATATCCTGAGTTGCTGTTGGAACTGTACTAAAGGTACAACTATCTTCATGCAGATACTTATGAAACTAGAATTGGATCTCTCCTACTCCTACGTTAGTACCGTTAATTTCGATATATAGCACTTTAACGGGCCCCTCCTTCTGTAAATCCCGTGCTTTTTCTATTGCCAATTCAGCTGTACCGTAAACCTTAGCGTGATTGGGGTTACGAGACCAGTTCTTGTCTCCGTCATAGAAAAGCCCTTCTTCTAGAGGGTTTCTAGCGTTCATATACTTAATAGATTTATCTACTATGTAATAGCCAGAATTAATCATCGAATTTTATAGCGTTTAGTGAGGTCCCAGATTTCGGTTACGTTGTTTTCGAATGAAATTGTAAGTGTGTTACCATTTATGAAAAACGAATGGACTTTGCGATTTATAGTAGAAATATAAAAATGCGGTGTGCCTGTTAAGGCATCAAACACTTGTATACCGTTTGCAGGAGTCTGTCTAGCTGAGTATGCCATAATTATTCAGTTATTTCTAAGGTTTTTAGTTGTTTCTCAATTTGTAGTTGTTTGATACTCATAAGATTCTTTTCAATGTTACGAGCAGTTTTAATTTTCATTATCAAAGTGTCGGTTCTGTTATTAACATAATCCTGTATATCGAGAGGTTTAATGTATTTTATTCCTTCTGGGCTATCAAAATCGATTCCGCGGTCTTCACATTTTTCCGCGATAATATCGACCGCTTCAAGCAGTGCAGCCCAGCGGGCAAATTCATACATCGAAATATTTTTTGTATTAGTATTAGAGTCCATTTGTAGAAGAAGTATTGATAGCAGGAGTAGAGTCGTATTTAGGTTCGGTTGTTACTGCAGTTTCTGCAAATAAAAATATAGAATTTTTTGTATCACAATGACCGCAGGTGTAATAATTTGATTGTCCAAACTTAACTAATACTTCGCTTTCTTTCTTACACGACGCGCATTCTACTGTGACGGTATTTTGCGCCATAATTTCAGCTTCTTTTAGCTGAAACACCCGAGAGTCCCGTACAACTTTATATTCTAGATAGCTATTAAGCAAGTAGAACAGTACATACTGCGAAGCCATACCTACCACAAACCAAACAATAATATTTCCACTGAGTAAAAACGCAATTCCTGCAATAACCCCGGAAATTAATGCTGTTTTTACTGATGATATAAGGAATACTTTTAACGAGTCATTCATGATGACGCGTATTAAAGAGACTTATTGCTTAGGTGCAAGAGTAAAGTTGTCTAACTGCGCTGCTAATTTCTTGCAAGTTACCATTATACCGTTAAGCTGACGACGGAACACATCAAGTTCTTCTTTTTTGTTCTTAAAAAGTGGAAGAGCTTCGGCATTTCTTGCTTTGTTACGTAGATCTTGAGCTTTTAAATATAAATCTGCAAGCTCTCTTACCGAATCTTGCATTGGAAACGGTAATTCTTGTGGAGTGGGTATGCCAGGTTTCTGGTCTTTTAGAGTTCCTAGTTTATTCAGCGTAGGAACACTATCTTTTGCAAACTCATACGCTGAAACTGTTTCAGGAGATTGCTGGCCACTGTAGGCTCCAGTGTAATACGAAGCTTCGTCTAAGAGTTTTTTAGTTTTTCTTCTTTTCACGCTCTTCTATACTTAGGGTTCCAATCTTAAATCTATTAGAACATCTAGAACAAATCCAATGCGCTTCAGTTACTATCTGCGTACCACGTGTTATTTTCATAACTTTCGGATGAACTGATGGTTGACCGCACGTATTGCATGTTTCTGGCCGCGGAGCTACTGTAGTATACATATACTATACTTACGAGAACACTTTAAAATACTCGGTCAAAACATCCGCAGTGTTTTTTTGATTAAAAACTCGTTGCCAACTCGGCATTTTATCAATTATAGATGCAAACTCATAGTTTTCGCAAATTTCTTTAAATTTAACGAATTCAGGGTGAGTGTTCTTAAGTGTAACAAGCTGCTCATTATAGAGCTTTACCTCTTCCGGAAAAGATTTAACCCCATAAGTCAAGTCTATAAGTTTAAGATTGTTATAAACCTGTTCTTTATACGGTGCTATAGTGTCTTCGTCGTTAGCTTCGAATGCTTTTGCAAGTTTTACACCTTTAACCTTACCAAAACCTTCAATACCAGTAATATTATCTGAAATATCCCCTATAATAGCTTTATAATAAAGAAATTCTTTAGGGGACATATCGTAGTGTTCTGAAAAATTATTGACGTCTATTAAGAATTTCTTAATAGGGTTGTAATAGCTTACGTTTTCAGAGATAAGTTGGATAAAATCTTTATCCACGCTTACTATTACCTTCTTACCGGTTAAATTACTAGCAAGCCATCCAATTACATCATCAGCTTCTAGCTTACCAGGGAATATATTTTTAATTCCTAAAGCAGCGGTAGCTTCAATAACAGGGTTCATGCTGTCATATACGTTTTTATTACGTTCGTGATCACGGTTTCCCTTATAGCTACCGTCGGTAAGTTCTTTTCTGAAGTTAACCTCGTTAGTTAGCTTACGATCCCAGGCTATGTAGATATCACTTGTATTAAACTGCTCTGCGTAAGACTTAATAGTCTTTAAAAAAGTGAAAAGACAACCAACATTTTCCCCTTTTGAATTAATTAACTGGCGTCCATTGTTATTTGCTACCCAATGCGTCCTGTGCAAGGTGTTGTTCCCATCGATTAGTAGAATTGTTGAGGTCGACATTGGTTTTTTTATGGTTATACTCAGCTATACAAACATTGTACACGCTTTTGGGCAAAACGTCAACTGGTTCTAGTATTTTATTTGCAATACCCCAGTCAAAATCTGCTTTTTTTACAGTTCTTATATGTTTATCGGGTAAAGAGAAGAAAATAATCGAGTCTTTTTCTTGTTTTACTTTAACTAACCACTCTCCCTTAAGCCTTCCTTCCAAAACTACATATATAAACCGGTGTTTTGGAAGGAAAAAGAGCTTTAAGTGCTTAATTACTGTTGCCAAACGGGTCATCGCCATTGGAATTGGTAATATTTTGATTGATCTTAAACATTACCCTTCTAAAACGTTCAAGCAACGCGTCGTTTTCTGCGGCAGTATTAGCTGATACAATTTCAACCGGGTTATTATTTAAGTCATAGCCAATAAGCATGTAAGGCCCTAAGAATTCTTTAATTTGGCCGTCTAGTGACTCAATTTCCCGTCGTTTTTCTTTTATTATTTTGTTTTTAATTTTATTATACTCTATATTTGCAAGCATTACCATTTCTTGCAAGCGTCTTTGATCGTTATCAGTTAACCCAGTAGCAGTAAGAGGGGAACTTTGTGTCGACAAAGAAGACCCCCCTACTACCTCTGAAGTTTGAGCTATACTTGTAGTAACAGTCTTTTTCTTAGACTGTTTTTTGCTTTTTTGCTTAGCTGCTTCTTTATTTGTATCAGCCATTTATATTATTTACTGCTACGCTCTGCAGAAGCAATAAAATCGTAAAACTCTTTGCGAGCTGCCCCTTCGTTCATAAAACTACCGGAAAGCTTCGAAGTGATCATAGAACAACCGTGATGTTTTACACCGCGATGGCATGCGCAAGTATGTGCACACTTAAGAACAACGGCAACCCCTTGGTTACCCTTACAGAGTTCATTAATAGCATTATGTACCTGCACTGTCAGTCCTTCTTGTATTTGAGGCCTACGTGCATAATGTTCAACAATGCGATTTAATTTAGAAAGTCCAATAACTTGACCGTTTTTATCAGGGATATAAGCAACATGCGCTACACCAGTAAAAGCAAGATGGTGATGAGAGCACATAGACGTAACCGGGATATTCATTTGACTTACAATACCGTCATATCCATCAGAAGGAAATGTAGTGATCTTAGGGGGTCCTTCATAGCAGCCCTTAATAAGATCGCAAACATAAGACTTAGCGACACGACGAGGTGTGTCCGCACTATTTACATCGTTGCGCCAGTCTATGCGTAGAGCATCAAGAAAGCCTTCATAAGCTATAGCCGCTTTTTCAATAATCTCCTTCTTCTCGCTATCACTAACAAGCATACTACTATTAGCAGTAGGCAGAAGGGGGTGTTGTAGACCGTTTTTGCTCATATTGGTAAAATTATATGTTTGAATTCGACTTGCTGTTGTAGTTGTCTGATTTGTTATTGATTCCATGTTTAACTAAATAGCTTATTATAACCTCAATTGAATCTGTCTTCAACTTAAACTTTTCAGGTATATATTGACCACCATCGTAGATTTCAAAATAAGTCTCTCCAAACATAGATTGATCGTTCACGTAACAAGTACAAAAAATAGATGCATTACCTGGATCAATCATAACAGTCCACGAGCGGGGATCAGCTTCATTATACTCGTCAAATATTTTATAAACGACATAACCGCTATCTTTAAGTCGTTTTATAAAATAACTCTGTGTTGTAATTTTATTAGCCATTACTTAACTAGACCCGAAATAATAAATTTAAATTCTGTCTCGTTAGTTGGTTTAATAAAAAAAGAAAGCACTTTAAACTTAAGATTAATACCGATACGCGCTCTCTCGAAGCGTATACCAGATATCACTCTAAAAATATCAAGATTAAACGGTATTACGTGAGACAAAGGCTGTCCTTCTATTGTATCACAAATCTTAAGTACAATGCTATCGGTATTGCTTTTTTCTTTGTCTCCTAGTTCGCAATAGCAACCATCAGGTTGACCGAAAATATAAATTTTATTAGTATCAGTAGTAAATGAACTAGCCTTAAGAATCTCTTGAAACTTTTTATAGTCAAGATCAAAGAAAGTATCAAGCTCTAGATTTTCTATTTTCTCTTTTTTAAGAGAAACTTTAGGTACAATAGAATCATCTAAAAAGTGGTACTTAAACTGGACACTGGGGGATTTGTAGGTAAGATTATTACTATTAATCTTAAATACAACATTTTCGTCTTCAATACAATCTACCACTCTTAATAGTTTTTTAATATCTCCTATATTAAGAGTAACCTCTTCAGTAAGATCTAAGGGAGTATTGTATTTGCCAAGAAGGATAATACTAGTATCGGGTTTATTACAAACCGTATAAATACCGTTTGAATTTGCTTTAATAGAAGCAATGTCGACTGTTTTGCTAATAACATTTAAGAAGTTATCTGCAAAATCTTTCTTAACCAGTTTAAGTTCCATATTATGGGTTCGTTACTAATTTTTTTTTATCTTCTAGAAGAAGATCAAGCTTTTCATTAACCATAATAAGCTTTTTTTCTAGTTTTTCAATATGTTCAATAATATCTTCGTAACGAGCTTTTTTGTCAAAATTAAACTCTAATTGAGAGTCGGAATTAGCTGCAACAGGCTGACTCACTAAAGGTAAAGCCATTTGCGGCATTACTGGTACTACAGGCGGATTAACAGGCATAGCTGCCGGTATTTGAGGAATAACCATACCGGCAGCTTTAGCAATACCTGAAGGCATGACTTTAGACATATCCACATCACTGACTTTCATATCACCCAATCCAGCTTTTTTAATTGTGTTTACATCATTTTGCACCACTTTGCCAAACATAGCAATAGCAATCATTTGCTCTTGCGTGAGCCCGTTGGTGCTGCCTGCCATTTTCATAGCATCAGCATCAGAAAGAGAGGGCGCAGCAGGCCCTTGCGCCTGCTGCCTCATTTTCATAATTTGTTCTCTTCTTTGCTGTTCAGTCATATCTTAAAGATCTTCCAAGCCGTTGAGAATAGCCATTACTGCTTCATCATTCGACTTAGTGCTCTTTACTTCAGTCTTAGGGGCAGCCTTAACTGGACTGGGAGTAGCTGCTACAGGCTTAACAACAGGCTTAGGAGCTTCATAAGGGACATCTTCCTCTACGTCTTCTGTAGCCTTAACCTCAGGCGCTGGTGCCGCTGCAGCAGCCTCCTGACCGTAGAAGTGTACATTAATAACCTCTTTCAACTCATCAGCTGATTTGTGATCCAAAAAGGTCTGTAGATCGTAGATGTTATTATAGACCTCATTGATCTTGTCTTCATCAATACCATCGATAGCAGCAGGGCTAAGAAACTTAGACGCGGTATACGTAGGGTACTTAGGGGCACCTGGCTTGTCCGAAACAAGCTCAGCTTTAATACGTAGACTGCATCCATTCTCGCTAAGATCAAAAATCTTAGCGCCGTACTCCGCCGCATCATCTCCATTGATAGCCGCTTCAATAATCTTATTGAGTTGGCGGCCATAACGAAGAACCTTAACAGTACCATTATTATCAGGGTTTTTGGGATCGCTTACAACATAAACATTAACCATCCAGTTTTCCTTACGCTTAAGATGTTCCTTAGCACGGTTCTTCTCTTCATCACTGCCCTCGCGAAGGATCTTAAAGTAAAGCTCGCTTACAGGGCACCGCTCTCCCCAAGTCGACGGAGAAGTTACACTAAAGTACTTGCCAGTGGAGATACTATTCCAGCCGTGATGATAATAATGCAAAAACGTCTCAGCAGGGTTCTTAACGTTAGGAAGCAAACGCACCACGTAAGTAGCAGGTGCTGCAATTTGCAGAATATTCTTATAACTAGCGCCGTCTCCTTGCTTATTTTTAGCATTTTCGAGCGCGCTCTTAATGCTTTCGAACATATTGGTATTAAATGTAGGTTTCATAATTAGTAATTTTGAGTATTTTTGGTTAGTATTTTGAAACCTTCGTCAATTAGGTTCTTTGCTCTAGTAGACATATTCAATCGCAGTTTAAACTTACCAATGCTATTGTGTATGTTTTTTAGGTAAAGCTCCTTATCTTGAAGGTTAAAAGAGTTTATCATACTATCGAAAGAAGGCAACTTAATCAGTACGTAAATGTTAATTAGTTTATTACTGTAATCAATAATCGGGGTATACGTGTATCCGTTTTTCTCGAAGCAGTATCTATCGAAGGCTATTTTACGCTCTAAACATGTCAACCCAATATGTTTGAGGCTTTTCTTAATATTATCAATCTGATTTTGAGTGTCAGGGGATTCTTCTAATTTTTGCTTTTGTACTGCTGAATATACCGCGATTGCTTTCTGGGTTGTGTAAAATTTTAAAGGAAAATGCTGCTCGTCTTTATAGATGAGATAAGGAGCATTAAAAAACTCTTTTACGTCTATCTGCGGAAATTTCTTGAAAAAAAGTTCTAATTTTTTACAAGCTACTCCGTCGATTGTAATATCAAACCCGTCAAAATCTTTACGAGCACGCCATGGCTTGTTCTGAAGCCCTCGCGATACGCTTAAGTAGGTAT